CACCCTGGCATATCAACAATGGGTAATCCAATGTTGACTGTGATTGGAGGGTCAAGGGAAGATACTATCGGAGGTGGCAAAGTCTGTGACTCGATCTCCGGTATCCGTAACTGTCTTATTTGTATCGGTTTGATATCCATCTAAGTCACCTACAATAACCGACGCCTTTGCTTGTAGCGTAGTAGGACATGGCTCACCTGCTACATGCGCATAGGATGGTGAGGCAAGAAAGAATAGCAATAAGAACATGACATAACTCAGAAAGGAAGACCAGAAGGGACCGCTCCACCAGTAGTGCCAGGGAGTTCAGGCATTGCACCATCAACCAAATTTGGAAGCATACCTTGAATAGATTCAGTCACAGTATTGATCATTTGTGACTTCACACCATTAATAATATTATCTCTTTGGAAGTAGATCATACTTCCTCCTACAATCAGACCAAGTGATACACACCCGGAGAAGAGTGCTACACCATTAATAACCTTTTGCATGAGACTATAATAGCTGAACTATGTATGATTCACATCGCATGAAAAGTCTAATGATGCTCCATCGTACTCAGTATCAGGGATGAATGGATCACCCCCACACACTGCACTTCTACACGAGCGTTCCGTGAAGCCTTCTGATTTCTCTGAGTGCTTCAAGGTCCATATTTTTTGTTCCTCCGTCGTAGCTGTGTGCATATCCCTCCGCGATCATTTGTTCGTTAAGGGACACCTCTGAGTCCCCAACGTAAAGCCAGCCCAGAAGACGACCGTATTTCCCAACGCCACCGTCAAGTTCAGTCCTAATAATGAGATCATCGTCACCAGCCACAGCACTCTCGAGCTTCTCTTTGAGCCAGTTGGTTGCGTCGATTCCAAGAGCCTTCTCCTCTAAGTTTCGTGTTCTCTTCTCCGGCGTATCAACTCCTGCAACTCTAACTCTTTCTTTCTTGTATAGATCAAACCCAAGATCAATGGTGACATCAATAGTATCGCCGTCAACAACACGATTAATCTTCAAACAACGAAAGTTGTAACACGACTTCCTGCTCGGTGGTTGCATCTTCCATCTCCTGATGAGCCATCTTTAATATGTAGTAGATGTAACCCAGAGCCATGAAGAAGCATATACCTACCATGGCATTGACTGCAGGGACAAATTCTGTATTATCAATTCCCATATATTACTTGACGTGAATTTGTCCAATCATTCCTGCACCTTGGTGAGGACCACAGAAGAAATCATAGTCTCCTGCATCCGTAAATTTAATATCTTGAACCTCTCCAGGATTAAACATGAGGGATTCTCTTGACAGGTCAGCTCTACCCTCAACAATAATGTTGTGAGGAGGTAGCATACCATTGACAAAGTGAATTGTCTCACCTGCTTCAATAGTGATGTCAGATGGATCAAAAACTAGGTTACCATTTGAACCCATCTTGACATCTACAGCCCAAGCAGGGAGGGCAAAGAAGAGTGTAGCCAGGATCGCAAAAAGAAATCTCATAAGTAAAATTACTTGACTACACTATCTATCACATCTTATAAGGTTCTTCAGATTTTTGTGTTGGAACAACAGTAAATGAACCTGGTTCTACTCTAATAGTTTGACCGGGAGCTGTCTCTGCTGCTTTCTTAATCAGATACTCCATGTCACCTTTAGTGACTCCACCACCATTGGCTCCATTCTTTTTACCAGCTTGAACACCAAACGTTGCTAGAACTCCGGTGAATACTGAGGCGATGAAAGTGGGGTCGAGCTTTTGCTCTGGGATTCCAAGTGCAGGTGGTAGTTTAATGTACGCCAACGTGAGGATTCCACCAGACCATACAAGAATACCAAGCCTGACAAAGGTAGAAAGAATAGCAAGTTGTTCTTCCTTGTCATCAGTAGCCTCCTTGATCTTACCTAACAAACCTTTCTTTTTAGGTTCTTCCTTCTTGACTTCCTCTGACATGGTATCTATACAAGGCAAAATTATTTAGATTCTACAGGTGGCGTAGGGATCATAGAGGAGACTACAACACAGGGAGCAATGATAATAAACCAAGCATAACAAAATGCTTTTAATGAACTTAAAATCTCTTGTTTATAAGGATACATAGACACCCCATAAAAAATTTTATTTAGAAAAAAAGGGGCCGTTAAGCCCCTGCACCTTGATATGCTGGTGTCATCATTCCACCATCTGGTGGTCCATCGTCTTCATCCTTACTGGCAAGAGCCAACATGAGGAAGTATGGAGTAATGATGAACACCAATGTTTGTAACAGTGTCCAGTCGTAGGTCATTTATTAGACCCCTTCACTACTGCAATGATAGGAATCAACATCAGTAGTGCTGCTCCTATGAATCCCATCAGAAGATACCGGGGATGATCTGACCGGTGGTTGCGTATGCTCCCATGGCTGCGACGACACCCAGCATGGCTGCCCAACCGTTAATGCGTTCTGCCTTTTCGTTCATTGTCTTTCTCCAAAGTGTTGTTGTAAATAACGACTCTGCCATTTTCGTGAGTGAATATCAATTCATCATCGTGCCCCCAGCAGAGTTCTTCGTACAGGGCGTTCAATCTCTCCATATCTTCATGGAGTTGGTTTGGATTTGGCATCAATACAAATACTCTTCTTGTTCAGTTTCAATTACACAATCACTTGTAGGGATAGCGACACAGAGGAGGGAGAAACCTTCTTCCATTTGATCGTCGTCAAGGAACGATTGTTCATCGTTATTGACAGATCCGCTTACTACCTTACCAGCACAGGATGAACATGCACCGGCTTTACAAGAGTAAGGTAAGTCTAGTCCGTTTTCTTCAGCAGCGTCAAGGATGTATTGATCATCCTCACATGGGAAAGTTGTTTCAGTTCCGTCGGGCTGCTTGACAGTGATAGAATAAGACGCCATTGGATTCTTGTCTAGGTAATTTATACTACTATATTGTATAAAAGATACTGACCAATGTCAAGTATGTGTCAGATTCCAAACACACCAAAGAAGAACAAGCTTCCAGAAGTTGCGTAGGAAAGAACAGCAGCAACGAAACCGATCATGGCTGTACGGCCATTCAGCTTCTCTGCTTTCTCAGCATATGTTTCATATCCGTAGCGCTCAGCTGCGGTCTGGTCGATGTACATACGAGGCTCTTTAGCCCACATGTTTTGTTGACCTTGATCATTAGAACTAACAGTCACAATAAAACTCCTGTGAAGTATTGTTACATTATATATAATTTCTTTACATTTGTCAACACTTCAGTCCTTAAACTGGCACACATCAGGGTTGTTACGACAGAATTCCCTGACATGACCGTGAATATCATGATCAATCTTGTTGTGATAGGAGATATGCATGAGTTCAATAAAAGAAAGAATCCCTGTACTCATCAGGAGAAGGAGTACAACGGGATTGAATAGAAGTTTAGTTATCTTCATCTAGTGTGGGGGGATTAGGCCATCCTAGAGGGCACATAGGAATATTATAGGGATCCTTCATAACATAGTCAATGGTTTTTTGTGTCACCAACACTGGTGGTTGTGGATTTGTATCATATACGGATGGCATGTCCAACCACAACTTACCTGTCTCTTCGTCTGGTGTGATACTCATCACACATAAATCGGGTACTTGATAGTCCATAAAAAAAGAGGGCCACTAGGGACCCTCATATTATAACACGTTATCAGTGAATCAGAAACTGAACTTAACGCCCAGCTTACCACCTACGTTCAGGTCATCGAAGTCCTGGTCAGCGGTCAGCATGGAGAGTTCACCATAGGCACCGAGTCTTTCGGTGATAGCAACGGAAGCACCAACCTTACCGGAGATTTCGGTTTCGGTCTCTTCACCGTCAACAGATACCAGAGCAGGACCACCTTGGACATACCAAGCAGCGGACTCACCCAGGTCACCCTCGTAGCCGACGTGCAGATCGGTTACAGCACCACTGTAGTCATCACCGACCCAACCAGCGTTGGTTTCGACGTTGACGTAGGGACCTGCAAGGGCAGCGCCTGCGGAAAGTGCGGAAGCAGACAGAGCTGCGAATACAGATTTGAACATTAGTTTTTACCTCGTTTTTACTTGTGGAATGGTTACCCACAGATGGAAAAGGGATCGACAATCCCTTGTTGTTTACCTTCTGTCATAATTGACAAAAGGTTAAGTATATATACTCGTCAAGAACTTGGCGGAGTATTTTGTTGATTCTCTGACGTGCCGGACACCCTACCAAGATAGGGATCAAAGTTCATCAGTTCATCAATGGACATCCGGGCTCCAGCCTGTGACCAGAAGTTAAATTGAGCTTGATAGTTGCTCTTGTGGAATACCTCCACATGGTCCTGGTGTATACTGGAACCCAGTTCCGTCTTGTATAACAAAAGGGGAATGGCGTAAGTGTTACCAGAGTTGTAGATGAGATCATCAGCAACTGGTCGGGGTCTTACATCATTGTCAAGTTTGTACTTATTACCCCTGCAGTGAAGCCGTATTAGTTTCTCTGCATGGTGCCTTGTAATTAAGTAACATGCCGTAGAGAATTCATTAACGAATCTCTTGTGGATTTTGACGTGGACATCACCTGTACAGATGATAGAGATCTGACAAACGTCCCAGTCATAAGGAATCTTACCATAGAAATCTTTCCATGTAAAGTCCCAGAATCTTACAAGATCTAACTCACAATCATCCTCCATCATGATTGCAACTGGTTCACCACTCTCATAGAACTCCTTGATAGCCTTGAGATGTGATGTCACACAACCAACCTCACCCGACTGACACATGTCAGGGTATCTACCCTTCAGAATGTCTCCCAGATCGTCTTCACGACCATCGTAAGCAGACACACGCGTGTAGTTGTTAATCTCCCAGTGCTTAAACTGGTTAGTCATATACTCCCAACGTTCTGGTTGATCATCAAGGTTGATGCAATAGATCTTGGGAAGACCTTGAAGTTTATAAGCAGCTTTGTTTCTGTCCATCAAATAGTCTCCCAGTGTCGGGGGTATAAATCTTTGGTATTTAAGTGAGAGTTGTTAGGTCCAAACCAGATCTTAGGTGCAATGACTTTACCAGTGTTTGCCAACCATGCACCCCACCATGAGAATGATGAGTTGGCAATGATGAAGTCACTACACTGAGTCATCAGGTAGAGATCAATGTAGGAACTGTTACCCCTAGAGATAATGAATCTATCTGGTTTGAACAGTTCCTGCTCTGTAGCCCACTCAGGATCGTCTGTAAAGATAATTACATCTCTCCTCACCTCAAACTTACTTAACGCCTTCTCGTACCATTCTAGGGGGAGATTGTGATGATTACCACTGTTGATGAGGAAATCACCACGGCGTATGTGTAGAGCGATAGGATCGTTGAATACACTCTCTACAATCTCTTTACACTCATCGACAAATGGTTTCTTGAATGTAAAGTCCTTACGGATCTCATCAGAGATATGTTTGAAGTATTTCTCTGTCTGAAAGAATCCAAATAGGTTACAGTTGTCTGGACATTTATTGAATAACTTTTCATCAAAGTCAAAGCCACCCTCTCGAATGTCCATTGAATTAATCATACCTCTTTTACAGTCAAGTGTAAAGGGGACATCTAGTTCAATATGGAGTTTGTTACCGATACCATCATCAAAGATCTCATTATGGTCAGGGATACAAAACTCGTATCCCTTGTGTACAGCAATACCTTTTGTCGAAGCATACTGGAACATCTGGTTACCCAGTTGTCCTAACTTACCGAGATAATTAAATCCAATCATCTTTCATTGCATTGAATACTTTAGCGATACCATCCTGAAGATTGGTCTTAGGAAGCCACCAGTCTTTGATAAACATATTGGCATCATTTCTTTTATCAAGTTGAACACTGTCCTTAGCCAGACCAGGTGTAATCTTGATAGGTCTACCGATCATATTAAACTGACCACTAATGATAGCAGCAACATCCTTGATACTTGAGGAGTTGAATGATGTGATGTGTAGTGGGTCTTCAGGTTTGAAGTCTGTATAATGCTCCATGATAGTCTCAAGAGCTTCACAACAATCTTCAGCATACAGGAACTGACGTTCTTCTGTACCGTCAGTCATCATATCAAAGTCACCAAACTCAAACCCTTTGCGGATAAAGTCTGTAATAACATGTGACTTTTCGTGGTCTTTCTCGATACCGTATACATTCCAGAACTTTACAGTCAGACCACCAAGTGTGGAGGTATACATTTCACCCACACGTTTCATTACACCATATGGAGAGTGAGACATGTTACTCATCTGAGAAGATGCAAATACAAATCTCTTTCTATGTTTCTCCAGAAGACCAAACACATTGGCCATCATACGGGTGTTATTATCAATAAACTTAAAGGTGTGTTGATACTTTTTAAGGTACCTAGAACCACCTACATCAAATGCAAGGAAGAATACAAAATCTGCTTCCTTGATACAATGTTCTAACCATGTACTAGGAATGGCTGTCAAGTTGTACTGTGGTCCTAGATTCTTATCATACTCAGTGACCTCATGACCCTTCTCACGAAGATACTCGGTGAGGTATGCACCGATCTGACCACTTGATCCTAGGTTTAAAACTTTCATACGGCAGGAGTTGCAGGGACTACAGGAATCTCTTCGTTATATGTTGCCCAGTCAGTATCAAATTGTTTGATACCTTCACGGGTAAGGACATGATCATACATCTTCTCAAAGATAGTAGGAGGCATGGTCACGATGTCAGCACCATTATAGAAAGAACGAGTGACTTTGTAAACGTCACGAATAGATGCTGCCAATACTTGAGTACTAACACGATGTCTTCCATAAACTTCCGCAATGGAACGTACAACTTCAAGTCCAGCAACTGAGTTGTCATCACAACGTCCGACGAAGGGTGACACATAGTATGCTCCAGACTTCGCAGCAAGAATTGCTTGTGCGGCACTAAAGATCAGAGTCACATTGACTCGGATATTTTCTTTTGAAAGTTCACGACAAGCAAGAAGTCCCTCGCGTGTACACGGAACTTTAATTGTGCAAATATCTCCGAACTCTTCTACCAGGTTGTGTGCCTCAGCTACAATGTAGGGTGCCTCTCCAACAATCTCCATGGAGACATCTTTCACACCCATCAACATCAGTTCACGATATACATCCTGTGGTTTACGACCACTCTTTCTGATCAGAGTAGGATTAGTTGTCACACCGTCAATCAGACCCGTTCCGAAATGACGTGCCACTTCAGCATTGTCAGCTGTGTCAAGAAAAAGTTTCATAGGTATTTTTGTAAGTAACTTTGATTAGAGTAGTATTCAATAAGTTGTTCTTTTGACATTCTTTGAATCCGTTCCCACAAATCATTATTGGATTGCATATGTGGATTGGTGAACCAGGAGTTCTCACCACGAGCATGTTCTAGATGATAGATGAAATTAGATATTCGTCCAACATTATACCCCAACTTCTCGAATCTGTATAGTCTTTCTTTATCCTCTGGTGCATATGCCTTGAAGTTTTCATTCTCCATACCACCTTCGATATAAACAGACCGTTTGAAAAATTGAACCCACCCTGACTGTGCATCATATATTTTAGAGTTTGATTTGAGGATAGCATATTCGTAGTTCTCTAGGAAGTCAGAGACTACATCATCAGATGGTTTGACTTGATACTGATAGTTACCCCATCCATAGGGGTAGACAACATCATAACCATCATCCATGATCATATCATATGCTTTCTTCATCGAATCGATAGGAAGTATAGCATCACAATCGTAGTTGACTACAATATCAGTGTCTGCCTCATGGATCATCTCATTCAATACTCTCTGTCTATGAAACAGAGGAGCATCACTCTCTTCAAAGATATGTTTGACCTTGACCGGGACTGAAAGAATATTCTTTAATACCGGAAGTGCATCACTAACAAATCTGGATGTCTTGTCTACTTCCTTGATAATGATATTGGTATCGAAGTTCTCTAGGAGATACGATGTAGTTGTAATTACATTCCTCAATCTATCATCCGATTCAATTCTGATCGGAATGATGAATGTCGCATTACTAAGGTCGATCATACTTGTGTCTTGATCCAATCAAGAATGTTTACTTTAGGTTTCCAAGTGAGTTCAGCCTTGGCCTTACGAATGTCAGCCAGGGTCTCTTTCATCTCACCAGGTTTGGCGGACAGATGAACCTGATCATCAGAGATAGCATTAGCAATCTCATTGACACTCCAGTTCTCACCATACCCAATGTTATAGACCTCACCCCAGTTGTCAAGTTCCTCAAAGGATACAACCGCGTTTGCATTGACCACATCAGACACATGAATAAAGTCACGTCTCTGTTCACCGTCACCAAAAATAGTCAGTGGCTGACCTTCTTTCTTCATCTTGATAAACTTACTCACACAAGGAGCGTATTGTCCTACATGTCTTGCTCTCTCACCATACACATTAGTGTATCTGAAAGCCACAGTCTTCATACCGTGGAGTTTATAGTATGACTTGACCAGTTGTTCACCAGCCAACTTACCAATAGCATAAGGGTTGAGTGGATCTTCCCTCATGATCTCAGTGTTAGGGATAGGGTTGTTATTACCATAACACGCAGAGGTAGATGAGTAGATAAACTTTTCTACTCCTGCAGCTCTTGCAGCCTCCAACACATTAATGGTACCCATGACCTGTGTCTCGATAGTATCCATTGGTGTATCAATAGACGCCTGGACACTGGCCTTGGCTGCCAGGTGGAATACATTATCCACACCTCTGAACTTGTCAGCAATGTGCCAAAAAGTTCTGATATCCACAGGATAATTTAGAGCATTGTCATTCCAATAGTATTTGTCATGACCATCTGACGTTTCATTGTCAAGGACAATAACCTTGTGACCCATGGTCAGGAGTTTATCCACCAGGTGACTACCGATGAACCCGGCACCACCCGTTACGAGGGATGTTTTCATAGCTTCTCAAAAATCCTATTCTTAAATGATTCCTCTAAGTTGTAGGGTTCAGGGATGACAACCTTAGGGTTGTTACCACCTAACCACCACGCCACCTCAGCAAACGTTGAGGCATATGTACCCACGATAGTATCACACATAGACAGAAGATACAAGTCGATGAATGCATCTACGGTATCTTGGACGGACTTGTTATGTCCTGACTCCGCCATGTGTGGGTGATTGTATTTCTTCTGGGGATGAGTGATGATACGGTCACCATACTTATCCTTGAAGTGTTGTAATACATCACTGTTGTCACCACAAAGAAAGATCTTTCTATCTTTGTCAAAGGTATCTATAACACTTTCAAACAGTTCGTTACTATGGTACTTAACCCTGTCACAATACCATGACCTGATGTGGAGACCTATCACCTTATCCCAGTCACTAGTAAATCCCACACAGTAGTCTACGATGTCAGAGTTGATGTGGAGACGACTAAAGGCTTCTCTATACACATCAACAAAATGCTTGGGAGTGTCCTCATACCGGAGATCAATATACTTATACTCTCCAGTCTTTCTATCCTCTCCAGGTAGGATAGGAAACCTCCAGTGATCGAAGGTAGGATAAGTGTCTAGTTCTTCTTGTGTTGCCAGTCTCAAGTCATCAAAGATATATGCGTCAGCCTCATTGACAGTCAGAGCTTGTCTGAATGTCCTGTAGATACCTGCATAGTTCTTAATTCTATTTGCTAGACCAGGTGATCCATCGTGAATTGCAATGTCCATAATACTCATGCTTCAATAACCTCCCATGACTCAGGGAACAAATCAGTTGTGTCGATGTGTGCTTGACCAGGACCATACCAAGGGGTAGGTGCAATCACTCTCTTGTCAGGATTAGGTGAGAGGTATGCACCCCACCAACTAAATGTACTGTTGGAGATGATGTGGTCTGAACACTTGGACAGGAGACAGAAATCAAAGTGTGACTTATCCACCTTCGTGTTCAGGTCATTGAAGTGGAAGTTCTTTCCTTTGAATACTTCCTGTTGCTCACACAACTTCAGGTTGTTTGAACAGATGATGTACTGTCTATCCTCACCCATCATCTTAATGGCTTTCTCAAAGTATGTCCATGGCAAGTTACGATGGTTTCTGTCAGACCCAGGATAGTCAAAGTGGTCATTGAATTCTCTCACACAGATAGACACTGGTTCTTGTGACAGAATAGTACCCCATGCGTAGTCTACAGCGTCGATGATCTCATCTTTAAATCTAAAGTCCCACTTGAGCTGTCTCCATGCATTGCTAAAATACTTTTCTGACTGAAGATATCCGTTGAGGTGGACATGGTTAGGACACTCATTAAACAACTCACTACAAAACTCATGACAATCATGGACTTCTACCTCATCTCCTTGAATAAAACCGTACCTTCCACCACAGTGGAGCATCTCAAAACATTTACTTAACTCTGTGTCTGGAGGGATCTTAAAGTCAAACCCTCTGTTCTTTGCAATACCAACCAGGGATGCGTATTGGAACATCTGGTTTCCAATCCTACCGTTCCTACCCAGGTTGTTCATACCAATGGTCATAATACAATCTCCTTATTTTGTTCAGCCAGTGTAGTATCGGTGATGTCACCTACATCCAGTGAGTAATATGTGTGCCACCCCCTAGCATCAGGTGTATACCAATTATTCAATGCACCCCTTGTCATCTTCACCTTCTCCCAGAACTCACGGGACTGGATCTGATAGTGTGCGTTCAACAATAGAGGGTCATCAGGTCTACCAACAAACGACAGGTTGATGTTAGGACCACCTGTAAAAATCTTGTGGATGTTAAATGACTGGACACCAAACTTGGTATTGGCAATCTGTTTAGGAGCCCAGAGATTAAACCACTCGGGTTCTTCTACACCGTTGGTTGCACTCTGAGATCTGTGTGTCATCCATACCCTATCTCCGTATGCAGCCCTAGAAGTAAAACCCTGGACCAAGCCAGTACTAGGGTGGTGAAGATGGTCGTTAGAATTAAACCATACCCAATTCGTTTCGACGGTCCCGTACTCCTCATAGTCCCTTAAGATTTCCTTTAGATTTACTTCTACAGGACTATATAAGAATTCGTCAAGGTCAATCTGTGCAATCCATTGAGTTTCGTTACAGATTGGTAAGAAAAATCTATTATTAACGTCAGTCTGTCTTCCAGTATACCTTTCAGTTATATTATTGTGAAAGAGTGTGACAAACCCTTCACGAATAAAAGGTTCAAGAATTGGTTCAAAATCATCGGTACTGAAGTCATTCACCAGGTAGATATGGTCTACTCCATGATGTTTGTAATGAAGGATCCACTCCTTCAAATTCCAACTCTCGTTCTTAAATACTGACGCGACTGATAGGTAGTGTTTCATAATGTGATACCGTGTTTCTCTCTACAATATACGAATTCTTTTTGTACATCTTCGTCACTGATTGTGGAGGACAGAGCATCAGTGTTGACCCTCTGTGTGATAAGGTAGTCCTCAAGGTAGATACAGTCTCCGTACTTACCTCTCATAGAATAGTAGAAGTCTACATCCAATAACATACAAGTCTTTGGATCCCACCTCACATCCATGTCATCATTCTTGTAGGAGATAACAGCAACACCACTCATGGTATTGTTACCTCTAGCTCGTAACATGTTGTCGTTCCATCTAGGCATCAGGTATGTGTCAACACTCATACCATTGTCCCTTGTGTGATTGGTTCCACAGACCAACCACATCTTGTCGGAGTTCATCAATGCGTTATAAGTTTTCTCTAACGCATCGTTGGTGAAGAAGTAGTCATCCATGAACATCATCTTGACAACCTTACCCTTGGCAAGGTCCATACCGATGTTCATACTGGTAGCAACATCTCCACGATGTTCCTCATCCCTATAGTAAATGATGTTGAGATCAAAAATGTTGTCGTAACAGAACTCTTCAATCTCAGTATCAAAACTATGGTCTGTTATGATTACCTCTACCTCTTTGATAGACTGATACTTGATAGTACGAAAGATGTCAGACAAATATCTGACACCCTTACCACCATATTCATAACAGGGAATGACTACGGATACCTTTATCTCCATACCTTCACACCAGCACTGATACCATCTTCTTGGATTTCAAAATTGTATCCGTGTTTGGTGATCCACTCTCGGAATGCTTTCCGTTCATGGTGATCGTAGTCAGGCTCATGACCATGCCAGTCGTCGAACCTGAAGTATAGTTTATCCCACTCACATTTGTCAATGAACTTGAATGCTGACACCGTGGGCTCGTAGATGTCAAGGTCAATGTGGATAGCACCGACCTTTCCGATACCAAAGTCAGATGGTTCTTTGTCTACCATCTCATGCACATCTTCCACAAAGATCTTGATGTTAGGTGAGACAGAACACTTTCTCTTTACATCCTCTACAGTCTTAGGGATCCAAGTGTATGAGGGGTCACCAATACGAAACGCACCTTCAGCCCAACCAGCATAATCAGGGGTAGGTTGTTGTGTAACTTCCAGACCCTTGAAGTGATCGAACCCAAAGACCTTACGTGATGGATTGTTTTGTCCGATAGGAAGTAGTGTCCCTCCACTACACACACCGAACTCTAGGATATCTCCTTCTCCTCCTAACTCATCCACACGTTGTGCAAAGGTAACGTGGTTGAGTGTATATGCTGCTGTGTTATTGTCAGTTCTCTTGGGACCTTCAGGAAACACATTGTCAACCTCCACGAAGGAGGGAGCATTATAAACAAATGACATAGAAATTACAAAGCTGATTTATTTATCGGGGGTTATAACCCTCGACGGTGACCCCAGGTGGTAAATTATTATGGAAACCAAAGGGGATTATACCAGAATTCTCAGGAACAGGGGACTCGTATGAGAAGTACTTTGCAACCTCAATAGGAGCAATTTTACACCCACGCTTCTCATATAGGTGTTTGTTATGTACAGTGATGTTACCGTCTTCATTGGTATTATTACCTCCAAACATCTGGTAGAAGTCTGACATCTCTGCTACCTTGAATGGTATCCACTGTTTAAGTGGTACCTCTAATAGTTTCTTTGACCTGAGTGAAAACCCACCATTACCTACTCGTTGATGTTCTCCATAGGGTGTGATGTATGCTCTTTCTCTCCATGGCCATGGTGCTCCGATGTAGTCATAATCGAAGAAGTCATCACGCCAAGCGTCAGGATTAATAATAAATGCGTGATCCTGAACAAGGAGTACATAATCAGTATTGATGTGTTTATGTAGGTGGTAAAGAATGTAGTAATTATATTCGTCTATGTTTGTGAGAGGTCTGACTTGTCTCTCTAGGATGATACCCTCTTCATCACATTCTTCTTGATACTTCTCAATATATTGTGGAAGAGTTACTAGTTTTACCTCACCAAAGTTTGCAACATTCTTACAAGTATGTAATGCTTGTATCGTTTCTTCAACTCTATTGGTGTTATCTATGGCAAAACATGTAACTCTTGAGAGATCAAGCATTCTTAAAGTCCTCCACTACCTCTCCAATGTAACTAATCATATCATCAGTGATGACTGGAGAACAACCCAGGAAGAATACTTTGTTAAGAACCTTATTGGCTTCTGGATATTTCTTAGCGTCATCAAGGTGTGAGTACCCTGGATGTAATAGAATGTTACCTGCGAAGTAGTTTCTAGTCTGGACTTTGTTCTTCTCTAGGTGTGCCACCAGAGAATGTTTAAGTTTACTATCATCACACACGATAGGAACACCGAACCAACTGGTCTCACTGTCTTCACGTTCGTTTACAACACGACAACCAGGGATAGTCTCAATGATCTTCTGAATACTTTCCTTGTTCTTTCTTCTCAGTCTATGGATCTCATCAAACTTAAGGAGTTGAACTGAACCGACACCACCCTGCATGTCTAGTGGTTTGAGATTGTATCCCATCTGACCGAACACATACTTGTGATCAACGATATCATCATACCCTTCTAACCACTTATCAAAACGACGACCACAGACACCATTAGTCAACAGGTTCTGTTGTCCCACACAGTAACAACCACGACCCCACCATGCAAAACTACGAGCCAAGTCTACGATAGCCTTGACGTTAGACGACACCATACCACCTTCGATGGTACAGATATGGTGAGCAGGATAGAAGGAACAGGATGCAGCAATAGAATGTTTGGTCAGGTAGTCACCCTTATACTTACTACCCAGACTGTCACAGTTGTCAGAGATAAGTTCAATGTTCTTTGCCTTACAGAACTTCACCAGTCTGTCAAGGTCGTATGCATTACCTAGGACAGGAGAAGAGAACACAGCACGGGTTCTCGGTGTTACCTTTGAGAACACCTGTTCCATATCCCAGTTCAGGTCTTGCCAGTTGATATCAACGAACACTGGTTTCAGACCAGCCTGGACTACAGGAGCAATCGTGGTAGCAAATCCACAGGAACAAACAATGATCTCATCACCGTCTTCCCAACCAAAGTATTTCTTCAGTGCAGCAATCATCACCAGGTTTGCTGATGACCCAGAGTTCACCATGACTGAGTGTTCAAACTCAAATCTCTTGGAGAACTCTTTCTCAAATTTATTAACCTTCTCACCAGAGGATAACCACTTACCCTTCATGACGCCGTAGATAAGTTCCTGTGCCTCTAGGTCATCCCAATAGGGACCAGAGTAGTAGACATTCTTACCAGGTTTCCAATCCTTGTTAGCCAAGAATGGAAACACATTGTCATCCATCTCTTTGGCGTCGCTGATGAACTTCTCAATGAGTTGATACATCCTGTCGTTCTATCTCTCTATAGTATAATATGGATTGTTCAGTCTGTAAAGGTCGTATTCCTTCTGACACTCAGGACCAGACATAATGTTACCTTGAGTATCGATGTAATCCCACTCCTTTACAATGATATCATCACCTCTCCACCATCCGGTAGAAGTCTTATGATCGAACCAGTATTTTGGTGCAATAACTTTCTTTACTTCTTCACTAGTCCATACAGGCCAGAAGGAGAATGTTGAGGCGGACATGATTACATTCCTAGCATTATATAGGATGGACCAATCAACCCCGATATTACCACCCTTATACTTAAAGAACCCTGTGCCCTGTTCAATATCTTCCTGTTCGTTAAGCGTAGTGGCACCTACCACATCAGCCCAAGGAATAAACTTGTTTGCATTTTCAGGATCATCAGTTACCACCACAAACCTCATATTAGGATTGTGTTCCAACATCCTATCTCTTGCATTCTCATAGAATTTTGGTTCCAACCAAGCTGTGGTAATTAAATATTCACCGCCACGGAAATGAATAACACAGATATCATCGTTACAATAGTCTCTGATATCAAGATTAGTCTTTAACCATTTTCTTATACTATGTTTTTGACCATCAAGATATTGTAGATTCTGAAATAAACCGTCGATCTTTGAATTGTCGGGGAGATTATACCACAGGGATGGATCAAAGAACTGAGCATCATGTCCACCACAGATAGGAAGAGGAACTGCATTCTCTCTGATGTAATTATCAATACCCTTAGGAAGTACAGCGGGTTGTTGTCCCTCTCTAGGTGTCAGTCCTCCAATAACTTCTTCACCAAAGTAGAAGTCAGGCATGAAGTTCTTTGCCTTGAATGGTGTAGTCTTCATCACACCCCAACTATATCCATGTCTATGCGCAAGGATTCTAGATACGACGAGATTCCAGATCTGGTTACCCAGTCCAGAACCACGATAGATTTCAGTAACAATCATTTTGACTCATAGTTTTTAATTAATCTAGCAACTTGCTTTCTGTCAGTTCCACAAGGAGCATTTCTCAAACAGATCAAGATACACTCCTTGTCACTTATAGGATCTCTCTGTGTCCAACCATTTTCGTCAATCATTTGATTAGATAGGAATACTTCTCCTTGTTATCTAGAAGGTATTGAGGGAACCTATCTTCATCAAAGTGAGTGATACAGTAAGCTGCATTGTCTTGACCCAGTGGTGATCTACCATCATTGAGTCTTTGTTCCAACTCACCAATCAGTCTCTCGTTATTGAGTTCAGTGTGTGCGGATGACTTAATCTTTTTCATCACCCGGTCGTACATTGTACTCTCTTCATCACTACCGACTGTACTCCAGTGCCAACCGCCAGGATGAATCCTAAGATTATTTTCTTTAGGGAGTTCTTGTCTCATCTGAGTCAAGGTGTACTTCTTAAGTGTGGCAAAGTCACACATCTTTGTACCAATCCATCGTGGACCTTCCTCCTCATAAGAGAAGTCAAGTGTCTGTGATGTAATTGTACCAGTGGTTTCAAACCAGTTGAGTGCAGCCTGGTAATTATCCTGTGCAAAGTTATACACAGTACCAGGTTTGTAGAAGTCACTCAGATTTTCAAGCACTTCAGGATTAGGAACCTCATCCAAATCAGACCAGACGATCACATCATCATCAGCACAATGTTCTTTAAGAACTTCCATGATACTATCCTTGTAGAAAGTATCTCTCATGAAGGATTCTCTCTTCACGTTATACTGAATACCTTTGGCTTGAAGTTCTTCTTGAGTGGGCTCTTCAATCTTGGTGTAGATAATCTTATCTTTAAACTTCTTGAATCTCTTATCAGTCTTCTTGAATACAAAACCCTTGTCGTCACCAGAGAATGTTTTACCACCCTCACTGAATACAAAGTAATCCACATAGGGATCAAGGATATTCATACGGATCTCTAGAAGATCCAACTCATAACCAAACAGGAATACATCAAATACCTTCATATCAACCTCTCAGTTTAAACAATGCGTCACCACCCATAACATCAGGGTATGGCCAGTTCTGTGCCATATCATATCCAGGAAGAAGATCACTTACAGTCTGAAGATTAGTGGCACCCACATACATCTCCTCCTCATGATACTCGGTATAGACATAATCAATCTTACCAATCATGTTCTTTGCACCCAGGAACACTTCTTTCTCTGCTCCTTGTACATCCATCCACATGAAGTCGATGTGATCGATACCATTCTCCTCACAGAATGAATCAAGACTTCTGGTTTGAACCTCAATCTTCTCATCGTATTTGATAAAGGGCCACCGATTACCACGGGGACCACCATCAATAATCGTCTTTGGTTCGTAAATTGAACCAGAGTATCTACCGAAATCAACCCCACCATCAGGTGCATTAGTATTACGGGAACGAGTAAAGGTAGTCTTACCATCCTGTGCAGCCATGGCAGCAGGAGTAAATGTGTGACGACTATCAGTCCTCAATCCCTGATTAGATACACCCTTCACATCCTTACCACCCTCAGCCGACATTGCTTTAATGTTGGTAGGGTCAGGATCAAATGTATACAATTTTAGATTGTCACCAAACTGACTGAGGAATTGTTTTGTATCAGTTCCGTCAGCACAACCAACTTCAAAAATAACGATCTGGTCACGGTTACCTACCAGTTCTTTGATTCCTTCAATCGAGATTCCCATTTTTCTCCATTTCAATTTGTGTACAGATCCATTCGTATGTTTTACGGATACCCTCTTCAAGACTTTGAGAGTAATCCCAACCAAGTTTCTCACGAATGAGATCATTATTAGAGTTACGACCACGAACACCCGTAGGTGCGTCAAGTTTGTAAAGCTTCCTGACTACCTTACCTGATACCTTGGCTGCAGTCTCTACCAGTTGATTGATAGATACCATCTCCTCGGAACCAATGTTGACCGGTCCCATGAAGTCTGAGTCCATCAGTCTTCGAGTTGCTTCAATGCATTCGTCAATG